ACCTCAGTATCCCAATACATAACGCGGAGCTGTTCCGGTTTGACTACATCAAGGATCTGCTTGGTCTCAGCACGGATGATAGGCATAACCTCATCCATTGAGGCCGACATGTCAGCACCTTCTACCAACTCACCAACCCGCTCGCTATACGTGCTTGGCATATATGCGTAGTCCATATACTTACGGTTGGGTCGCCGCCATGTTGCAAGGTCATCTCCTGCACATGTTGTATTGATGAAGTCACGCAACACCTCACGCCAATCAACTTGGGGTAACGCCGAGTCAGTAAACAACCGGTCAGCACCTTTGCCCATCTTACCCGCGAGCATGGCCCCTTGGCGTATCGCTTGGTCAACGTCCTGCTTCAACTCTTTGACTTCGGCATCGGTCAGCTCTTTGGCCCCATCCCAATCGTGCTCATCTAGCCCCGAACCTTGGGGTGTTGACTTGCCATCTCGTCGGTCTTGTTGCAGTAACCGAAACACCTGACCTGCGTTCATGTTCAGGAATCGATCATCTGCCAGCCCGCCCTTGGGCATACTGATAAACGGCTGGCTCAGTCTACGCTCACGCTCCTCTTCGTTGAGCTTGTTGTTGATGACGTAATCACACGACATGTTTGCTAGTTCAGGGTCTTCCTTGTACAAGTTATGCCATGTATCAAGGTGTTTGAGACCCTTGTGGTAGTTCTCGTGCAGTATGGTATATCTCAGCTCTGCATCGTTGATGCTGTCGATCCATCCTGTACCGTACCACTCGTCACGACCGTTGGTGCACGCGGTTGGGATCTCATCGGATACCTCACGCGAACCGATAGCGAGCAAACCTTGCATAGTCATGTAGTCATCATGGCGCATGATCTGGGCTACCGCTTTTTGTAACCGCTGTTCGGCGGTTAGTTCTGTGTTAAACATGCCTGCCTCCTACACTTTGTCTGCTGAAAACAAGAACCTGTTTGCAACTGCCCAATCAGTAAACTTACCGTTGGTAGTAAACAGCTTCTGCTTGGGGTGTACCTCACCGTTGGCACGATTGAGTATCGCGCTGGCAAACACTGCCATCACCTCGGCATTGAGTCGGGTAGCGTAGTCCATCCACTGGTCAACCCAATCACGCTCCATTGCGGCCATTGCACGGAACAACACGTAACACTGACCGTTGAGCTTGCTGGGTACAATCGCGCTGAACGGATCTTGCTTGATACTCTCGATGGATGGGAACTCTGCCGCCAACGATATAAAGGTCATTAGGTTGAGTGCGGCCGGGGCACCTATTGTGCCAACTAACAAACTTGTTAGCGTTTCTTGGTCGAACTCGTCGCGCTTGTCCACCCAGAACGATGCTGCTGCTAACGATCTGTTGGTGGTAAATTGCTCACGCTCCTCACGCGGATGATAGATGTATGGGTTGTCTGTCGGGTTGGGTACGTCGGTGAACGACTGGAACAACGCTGGCTCTTCTTTGGCCCAACCAAGTATCAGCGGGTTGATGTTGTTGAGCGCACCCCATTGGATGAACTCAAGGTTGGTAGACTTACGCAACTTGATGAACGTCACACTGTTGCGCTGGTGTGGTAACAGCACATCACCCAGACCTTCTGCTCCAAGATTGGTTGTACAGTAGATGATGCTGTCAGGATGGAGCTTGATACCGTTCAACTCGCGCTGAAGGATAAACGGTCGAAGCGCGTTCTGTATTGACCGCGAACCTTTACCGATCTCGTCAATGTTGACAATCACGGGTTCCTTGAGATGTAAACCCAGTCGCTCGTTGGGCACAAACTGTACGTAGTCGTTGCCCTCCATGTCCTTGAACCTCGGGATCATGAGATCACCCACGTCGAGTGCTGGACAATCCATCTGAATGAACTTGTGCTTTGGGAACGCGTTCATCAACATAACCCTCGTACCTTGAGTCTTACCTGATCCAGTGTCACCCTGTAGGATAACGGTACGCTGACTACCACCAGCGATAATTGCCTGAACTGCTTGCTCTAAATTGATACCTTCTATTGCTGTATTCATATTAATACCTATTCTTGTTTAGTTTTTTGTTAGTACCGTACTAACAACTGGGTCGTGTATACCGTACATAACCTCGTGTATCGGCATGTTTGAAATGGTGCAGATACTTTGTAGAGAACATGTACATATAGTGATACACATCCTCCGATGGCATACCTGCTACCACTGCTTCGTCGAACGCTTGTCTCACGTCGACAACTTCTCGAACATCTTCTTGTTTCACCTCCTTACTTTGTTGAAGACAATCTGTACGACGCCCGTACAACTGGTCGTGCGCCATGTTTAACCGCTCTACTAATTCTCGTTGTGTGAATCGCACTGTCACCTCCTTACAGGTCAAGACTGGGTAGGTTGGCAAGCACCTCGTCCACCGTCTGTTTAGCTTCGGCACGCAGTACCGTGTCACACTTCAGCACGTCCTTGTTCAACGGAAACTTACTGGCCCCACGAAACTGCTCTTCTAGTCGCTGGCGTACAGCTTCGAGCTGGGTATCGTTGGTTAGGTTGTAAGTTTTTAACATGTCCAGTAGTGGATAGAAGGTATCGAAGGTTTTCTCGTGAATACCGCCCTTCTCGTCAAGCTGATTGCTCAGTGTGCTCAATACATCACGCACACGTCCGAACATGTCTTTAGTTATGCCGTCAATGGCTGTGGCATGGTAGTCAGAGAACGTCGTCATAATATGCTCAAACTCCTCACCGATCATGTCTGCAACAAAATGACCTGCTTGGGGTATGGGCAACACCGTAAAAGAAAACTTGAATTTTCTTTGCATGACTTCCAATGGCGGATAGTCATTCTCGTTGTAGAGATCACCCAGCTCGACGGCAATGCGTATCTTGTCCCATTCGTATTGGTCGAGGAACCCATCAACATGCACGGGTCGCAACAGACCGTGGTCGTCGGGTTGCTGTTCATCATAACCCCACACGTACTTGTTGAATTGTTGCTCTAGTCCGGTCATGTGGTTGCACATGTCACCGATACGATCACATGCAAGATACCGATAACCGAACCCGCCAAACGGTGGCGTCTCTGCTTTGATATCGGTTCTTGCTGTACGTGATGTATGGTTGATCTTCTTGAGTAGTTCATTACCGGCGAACGGGTTCTTGGTCACATTGACAGCTCGCGGGTCTTGCACACCATACTGCTTTTGTGCGGCACGCGTCGCCGCTTTGTCTTTCCTACTGCCGCGTATCTCAGAGATAGACAGCTCGACTAGTACACCGCGATCCGATAAGGACGGCATCTGTATGTCGGGTATCGCTAACGGGTTGGGTCTTGATAGATCCATAACGTGTTGCTCCTTGGTTGGTTGGTATGACTTGTTAGTACCGTACTAACAAACATGTTCTCTAGGCGTAAAACTCCCACCTAGAACTCTTATTATAGCATGGATTCAGGTAATGTCAAGTAAACGTAAAACATGTAATTTAGTGCGGTTTTATATGATGTACTGGGTTGTACTGTATTGTACTATACTGTTTATTTTTGTAAAACGTTAAGTGCTTGAAACATAAGGTATGTTCAGTTGTTCATAAAAGAGGCGTGTTTGGACACCTCTTAAAGAGTGACCAAAGAAAACAACAGTTTTAACTTTTGAACCGAGAACAATTATTAGTGTTCCCAATGTTCCTAAGTAAAAACGTCACTAAAGTAAACATTATAGATATATATATATATATGGGAAGAAATGGGGTATACACAGCCAGTACTTGCTATTACTTGATAGTTATACATACGCTTATAATGTTATGTTTTTGCCCTAAAAAAAGTAAACATTCTATAACATTACGTAAACATTACGTAAACATTGCACCTTGCTTTAGGCGCAACGCTAATAGATGGTACTGGTATCAAGCGGATAATAGCATTTGTTAGTACCGTACTAACAAACATGTGTAGGAGTGAGGCGCAACGCTAATAGATAGAACTGGTATCAAACAGGATCGGTTAATACTGAGGCGCAACGCTGATAGATGTAACTGGTATCAAACCCCGCCGAAGCGGGGATGATTTTTAGTGGTGGGGTCGTGTAGCACAATAGGCATAGAGTGCTTGGAAGGAAGGGAATCTCATTTGCTTGTAAATTATGACCATGTTCATAACCTCAAAAAGATGGGGGCCGAAGCCCCCGTGGATCACTTAGCCTCAACTGGCGCTACGTAGTTGGTTGCTTTCTTGGCATCGTCTAAGGATGTCATGAGCGCAGCGAGTGCTATGCCGTGGTCATCATTATTGCCGATTGCTTCCATCGTCTGCATCGCCTTAGCGCGAGTAACCAATCCGTCGATAACTTCCCATATCTCTTGGTTGAGCGGTTTCGCTTTAGCCAGTGCGGCTTCCTGTTTATGCAATGGTTCAACGTCCGCGATCTTAGCAATCGCTCGACCTAAACGCCCAAGGAAGTTATTAGGCATCGCACGCCAATTGGTGAAGTCTTTTAGTTCATCCTCAGAGAATGTATCGCGTCGATCCTTCGCGCTCATGGCCTCACCGCGTTTAACGTGCGCTTGTTGCTCGGGGGTCAAACCATCGAAGGATGCCCGCTTGAACTCATTGAACGCGTCCGCATGATCCCGCTCGCGGTTTGGCTTCAAGGTGTCATCCTTGCCATTGGTGAATGGTGAGAAGCACAAATCGCATACATGCAAGCCGGCCGCTGCAGCGCGTTGATTTAGCGTCGCGTCCGATAAGATCGAGCGGGCAATGGTGCGGATGATAGCCTCGGACTCACTGTTCTTTGTGCGGGTCTCATTAAAGAACGACGCGCCCATAGTGATTTGTTGAGATACTGTTACTGTCTTATTTTTCATAATGTTTACCTTATTGGTTGGTTGGTATGACTTGTTAGTACCGTACTAACAAAACCGTGATGCGCTGAGGGAATCCCCAAACGCAGAAGGATAGTCTCATATTTTGGGACATGTTCAACAGTTAACCCAACAATATTACCCCACCCACCCCCTATGACCGCCTTACAGGATCAGGAGTCCCATTGCGTTATGTATTACTAATCTGTACGAATATTTCGTATTTTTCTCAAACTAGACCCCCCACCCCCTCTATATAGGAAACACCCCCCGGTAGGAGTCCCAACTTCTAGTTGCAAAAAATTATTTTTAGTGTACATTTGCGGTAACGGTTAACAACCTGCACACATTTATGACAGTATTGCTAGACCCAGAGATTGGAGTCCCATTACGTCCGAACGTCCCGTACATGGATTTGCGGGAAAGGGCGGCGGCTGCGTGCGCTACGGCCGTAATGCTGTCTGCCCACGGCTTAGATATAGAACCAAACAAAGAAGATAAAGACATAGCCGCTAGTTTGGCAGTAGCCTATGCGGAAGATCCGGTCATAACGTCTAAGAAAGTAACAAGTGCTAAAGCCTCAACGCTAACTCCTGCTTCGTTAGTAGTTACTAACAACATACTCCAAGAGTTTGGACACGCTGTTGCAGAAAGTTCCGCTCAAATAAGATACCTAGTCACCAACAAGCTGCTACTTGAGTCAGAAAACCCTGACGCTAAGGTCCGTATCCGCGCATTAGAGTTGTTAGGTAAAATATCGGATGTAGGGTTGTTTGCAGAAAAGTCAGAAGTGACGGTAACCCACCAATCTACCGACGATTTGCGGGCGAAATTGCGCCAAAAGCTAGAAAAATTGGTAAACCCACCCCCAAGTTTTGAAGACGCGGTGGTAATTGACGGGGATATTATCGACGTAGATGCAGAGTTGGGGTTAACTACGGAAGAATCTGAAGACTTACATAGAAAACCACTACATGCAGGGTGGGTAGGCGCAGAAGAGCCGGAGTATGACGATGAGTGAGGTTGCATTAGACTTTACCGAAGATGAAGTCCAAGTCATGTTGGATAATCTTGACAGTTATACGCCACAGGAAGTGGTAGAAATAGATAGACTAGTAGAAGAGCTTACCGCTAGAAAGAAAAACAAGTTAGCGTACGACGATTTAATAGAATTTTGTAAGGCGATGCAGCCAGACTATATTGTAGGCAAGCATCACCGCATATTAGCAGATATGCTCATGGCTATTGAGCAAGGTAACAAGGATCGTATCTGCGTCAATATTCCGCCCCGCCACGGAAAATCACAACTAGTATCCATATTCTTCCCGGCGTGGTTCTTGGGGCGGAACCCCAATAAAAAGGTCATGATGGTGTCGCATACCACCGATCTAGCCGTCGATTTTGGTCGAAAAGTCCGTAATTTGATTGCGGTAGACGCGTATAAGGCTATCTTCCCTACCGTCGCATTGGCTTCAGATTCTAAGTCTGCGGGGCGTTGGAACACCAATGTGGGGGGAGAGTACTATGCTTGTGGTGTCGGTTCAGCCCTTGCTGGGCGAGGTGCTGACCTGCTTCTGGTGGACGACCCACACTCTGAGCAGGATGTGATTAACGGTAACTTCTCAGTGTTTGAGAAAGCCTACGAGTGGTATACGTTCGGCGCACGAACACGTTTGATGCCGGGGGGACGGGTAGCGATTATCCAGACCCGGTGGCACATGGATGACCTGACAGGACGTGTGGTTAGAGATATGGCTCAGAACGAACGGGCTGACGAGTTCGAGGTGATTGAGTTCCCCGCGATACTGGATACGACGGACAAACGAACGGGTGCTTCGGTACAAAAGCCGCTGTGGCCTGAGTTCTTTGATCTAGAAGCACTACTTAGAACTAAGGCATCGATGCCGGTGTTTCAGTGGAACGCCCAGTATCAGCAGGAACCGACAGCAGAAGAGGCTGCACTCATAAAGCGTGAGTGGTGGCAACATTGGGAGAAGGAAGACCCGCCTAACTGTGAATATATCATCATGTCACTTGACGCTGCGGCAGAAAAACATAATCGTGCGGACTATACGGCCTTGACAACGTGGGGTGTCTTCTTCAATGAGGACGAAGATGCGTACCACATTATTTTGCTTAACAGTATAAAACAACGGCTAGAGTTCCCAGAGTTGAAAGATTTGGCTATGGAAGAGTACGCCGACTGGGAACCCGATTCATTTATTGTAGAGAAGAAAAGTTCTGGTGTAGCGTTGTACCAAGAGATGCGGCGTATGGGACTACCAGTGCAGGAATACACACCGCACAGAGGTTCGGGTGATAAATTAGCGCGTTTAAATTCTGTCGCTGATATTGTAGCATCGGGTCTTGTATGGGTACCCGAAACGCGTTGGGCGGAAGAAGTGATCGAGGAGATTGCTGGATTCCCATTTATGAGCCATGATGACTTAGTGGATTCGACTGTCATGGCACTGATGCGTTTTAGACAAGGTGGATTCATACGCTTACCAACTGACGAACCCGACGAGATCCGTTACTTCAAACAACGCCGCGGCGGGTACTACTAAGAGTATAAATTATGGCTATTGAAAAAGGTTTATATGCAGCACCAGAGGGTATGGACGATCTGCTTGAAGGCGAGATGATGGATGATGATCTTGAAGGTGGTGCACTAGAGATAGAGATTGTTGACCCAGAAAGGGTCACTCTGTCTGACGGTAGTATGGAGATCACATTGATCCCTGACGCTAATGAAGTAGACCTGATGGCATTTGATGCAAACCTTGCAGAAGCATTAGATGACAATGAGTTGCAAGGACTCTCACAAGATTTGATTGGGCTGATCGACGCGGATGTCGAGAGTCGTAAAGATTGGGCTGATACGTTTGTCAAAGGACTGGACGTATTAGGGTTCAAGTACGAAGAACGTACAGACCCGTGGGACGGTGCCTGCGGGGTTTACTCTACTGTACTGGCCGAAGCCGCGATACGTTTCCAAGCAGAGACGATGAGCGAGACTTTCCCAGCCGCTGGTCCCGTGCGCGTTAAAGTTCTGGGTGAAGAGACCGCAGATAAAGCTGAAGCAGCAGAACGCGTGAAAGCAGATATGAACTATGAGCTGACAGAGCGCATGGTCGAGTATCGTCCCGAGCACGAACGACTCTTATACAGCCTAGGACTAGCGGGATCTGCGTTTAAGAAAGTGTATTTTGACCCTAGTATGGGCCGTCAGGTGGCTATATACATCCCTGCGGAAGACGTGATTGTACCCTACGGTGCCTCCCATATTGAGACTGCTGAACGTGTTACGCACGTCATGCGGAAGACTAAAAACGAGTTGAAGAAGCTCCAAGCGATGGGTTTCTACCGAGAGATTGATCTAGGTGATCCGCAACCGTTCCATACCGACATCGAGAAGAGGAAGGCCGAAGAAGGTGGCTACTCTATTACTGACGATGATCGATATGCGATATACGAGGTCCACGCTGATCTTATTATTGACGGCGTTGACGAAGACGAAGAAGAAATCGCCAAGCCCTACGTTGTTACGATTGAACGGGGTACGGGTAACGTCTTAGCGATCCGGCGTAACTGGAACGAAGAAGACCCGTTGATGTTGAAGCGTCAGCACTTTGTGCACTATGTATACGTGCCGGGGTTTGGGTTCTACGGTCTTGGTTTGATCCACATTATCGGTGGATACGCTCGCGCAGGTACCTCACTCATTCGTCAGTTGGTTGATGCTGGTACGTTGTCTAACCTGCCCGGAGGGTTGAAATCCCGTGGTCTGAGGATCAAAGGTGATGACTCGCCTATCGAACCGGGTGAATG